TCTATGAATCCTAAAATCGAAGATCCTACAGGATGAAAGAAACTTGAAAACAGGTTGATAGCAGGCCATGTTTTATAGGTGGTAAGCGTGTCCTCTATGAATCCTAAAATCGAAGATCCTACAGGATGAAAGAAACTTGAAAACAGGTTGATAGCAGGCCATGTTTTATTGGTGGTAAGCATGTCCCCTATGCTTAAGAAAATATCATTAGAAATTCCCGCACCTATACCAGTATCTTTATCGGTAAACTTTCCCACAACCCAGCTTACGAGCCATGTAATTCCTCCCCATATCGTATCGACTCCACTGACAAGATCATCCCATATATTGCTAAAAGCTTTTAATATACGGGCGAATCCTTTTTCCTTATTCTTTTCCCCGGTAAATTCATCAACCACAAATTGCACAAGCGCTCCAATCGCTTTATCGATGACCTTTGTTTCGAACATCTTTTTAATCGTTTCCTGTGATATTTCAACTATCATCTTCCAGCCATGCTTGAAAGTGAAACTCCCTTCCCGCAAAAAATCGAATATACTCTGCGACACTTCACGGTCGATGGTTCGGCGTAAGTGGATGGCAAAATCCTCAACCATCGCGCCGAATGTAGGTAAATGCGCTGCATATGCATCCCAACCCGCGTCGAGGCTGTATGTGATCTGTTCTCCAAGGCCCACATATCTCATCTTCGCTTGTATGAGGCTTATGGTTAAATCTATTTGCGCAAGTAAATTATCGAACGGCTTTCCCTTATCTATCGCGTCTGATAATGTCTTCCCGATATCCGGCCCTTTTTCAATAAGCGCGTGTCTCATGGTATCCACCATCTCGACCGTTTTCTGGTCTACACCGGATGTGAATGTATTACCGAAAATACTATCGATGGGGAAAGTGGAAGATCTCGCTTTAATCTTATTAGTATTTAAATTGGCCTGCTCTTCTTTTGTTAATACCACTATAGCCTTTTTTTGTTTATCTATTGCATCAAACTGGTTATTGAGATACTCATCCCACGCCCCTGGTTTGGTAAGAGATTTTAAGGATTCTTCTAAAACAATATCCTTGGCAAAAAGGTCTTTTAATTGATTCCAAAAGGTATATATACCCGCTAAAGCCAATGAAACAGCCGCAAGTCCTAATAGTAAAGGGCCACCGACCGCGACTATCGCTCCTAAGTTTGCAAATATTACCGCTAGACCGGGAGCCGCAAGAATTAAAGCACTCACCGCTAGAGATAATCCACCGAAGCTTCCGACAAGAATCGTTACTATCTTCGTTAATTCCTCGTTATTCTTCGTAAATTCTTTAATGTCTTTTGATAATCCCGTCATCGATTTCGATATTTCCGTCAATGCCGGTATTAATGCAAATCCTATATTTTCAGCGACTTCTCCAAAATAATTACCGAGTTGTTGCATCTGGCCATTAAAATCATTCAGTTCTTTATCGGATAATCCTCCAAATTTCTTTTGCAATACGTCCAGAGCATAGGCGGCTTTTTCGTTCGCATCCATCGACTTCAATGATTCATTGTTTGCGGCTTTAAATTCCGGAAGAAAACGACCCAGAATTTCAGTGTTCCCATTCATAGCCATGCCGACTAATCGGGCTGCCTGATCCACGTCAAACATACCGCTGGCAGCCATATCCATCGCCAACTTCGTTCCTTTCATGGCTTCGCCAAGGTCACTAGTAAATATGAATAATCTTTGAAGTACCCGGGCTGTTTCTTCATCACCATATTTGGTTGTTGCCATTATAGATTCCGTAAAATCATCTATTTTGGGTTTTGCATCTGCCCAACTGTTCCCCGTAACCTCCACTTGGGCTTTTAAGTGTGCATAAACTTCTTCAGATTCAGCGGCAGCTTTTACGGCGAATCCAAGACCTGTAGTTATGGCGGCGCCCATTGCCGCGAAAGCTATAGCCACCTCCTTCGATTGTTCCAGCCAGGTATCCATCGAGCCTTCAATATCGCCGAATTTCCCAGCCGTATTATCTTCGCCGTTCACCGTGACATTGACTTCGTAATCTTTCGCCATCATTTCCTCGTTTCCCCCTCTATAGCATAGAGAGGGGGATCAAGGGGGTGAGTTTATTCTTTCTTTCCGATTTCCGCTTTTATTATCTGGAACGCTTCCATCACCTTATTTTCCTGCTCCCAGATCCCTCCGGGGGAGGGGAGGGGGCCGCCTATGAAAGCAAGCCCCCCCATGGTTGGAAGGATCGAATAGCACATGTGAAAGAGGGTGATCATACTTTGTGAAAAATCGCTTATAAAGCTCTCCGGGCATTCCTTCAGTATGATATCGCCGAGATTCATCACCGGAAGCCCGTCACTGCGGTATTCCCCGCCGCAGTTTCTTATCCTTTGCTGCTCTTCGCTGCACTTCCCGCAGTCCCAGCGACTCTCCCGACTGAGCCATCGGACCGCAGTTTGCAGTTTTTTAGGTCGCCCTCGCTTAGACGGCTCGCGTCCGTGATGGCGGCGTCAAGCTCCTCCACCAGGGCGTTCAGCCCGGTATCGAGCAGCTCTTCCGGGGTGGTGATATCCTTCCCGCCGACCCGCAGGTGACAGATGTTGCGAACATGGCCGCAGAACGTCTGTTGACGGATATCCACGGCGTTCGTACGAATTCCGTCCCTGGTATTCTTCGCGGTCACATTGCCGCCCCGCCGCTGAGCTTCGCGGACGGTCAGCGGCTTGATCTCCGCAGTGATCGGGTCCAGGTCTTCCCGGTTATCATCGAATTCGGGGACGTAGGTGACCCATCCCTCGACTGCCGCGTAATCCTTCATGATTCATCCTTTCTTTTTGATCCCCCCGCCTTCGGCACCCCCCTTAATAAGGGGGGCAGAGGGGATTACATAAATGTTACACTTATCTCGTCCTCGCCGTCATCCCCAAGGCACTTCCCGGCCAGCGCGATCTTGCCCTCATCCGTGTCGGGATATTCTGGTTTTGGTATGGTAAACTCTACCTGGTTGCAGTCGATTTGCATCATGCTCCCGGCCGCATTTCCAAGCACCACCTCGATGTCCTGTGCGGTGAACCGTTTGGCGTCATTCAGCCAGGCCGCCGCGCCCTTCTCGAACCAAAGGTCCAGCGAGCAGGAGACATCCCGGAAATCCGGATGCCTGAAGCCCCGCGCCTTGTCGGTACCGTATTCATCGTTACGCATCTTGACCTTCTGGTCGAGGTCGAAGCTTGCGCCTGTGATGTAGACCGGATCGCCGTTGAACTTGACCGTGCCGATCACCACCGGGATTACATTCCCCGCAGTCTCCGGTGTGAGCGCCAGGGGGATTACCGCCGCGTCCTCATCCTGACTGGTGACCGGATCGTCCAGAGTGAGCGTGTTCGTGAGCAGGTCGATGTCTGTGATCACAAAGCCGTCGCCGCCGTTGTCTTCATCCCCGACCACTATCTTCATACCGAGCGCGAACAGGCTCGCATCATGCACCACAATCTCATCGGTGGCTGTGGCCGCTTCTGCGAGCGTATCCAGATCATTCGCGCCGCCGAACCATTGATCCGCCGCCTGCCCGGAGAAGGTCACTTTCGGATCGTCGCCGCCGCCGAACTTCAGCCCCCACTTGGAGGGCACCGCGCCGTATATGATCTCCAGGTGCGGGCCGTACTTCCGCATGAGGGTGAGGCTCAGCGCCGGTTCAGCCGCCAGGGAAAAGATCATGCCGGTCTGGTCCACCGCGCCGAATGCCGCTTCCCATAGACTGTAATCATCCGGAGGCACATCGCCGCCGATATCCCCGCTTGGCAATAGGTATTTCTCGATTGACCAGTCGGCGGTCTTTCGCCTGGTAACCCGGTCGATCAGGCTTCGCGTGGCACCCTTTGGGCGAATGTCCCCGCGCTCCTGCTTGAAACCGAAATCGGCTTTGAGGACATTGATCGCGTCCGCCCCGGCAGGATACACGAGCGAACCGAAGGCGTTGGCGCTCTCCCTGGCGACATAGACAACCTCCTCCCGCCCGTATGCATATATTTCGCTCATATTATTCTCCTAATTGCCTTTTATAAAAAAGTCACCGTCAGCTCATTCTCTCCCGCGCTTGTCGCCAGGCATTTCCCGGAAAGCGTTATCTTGGTCTCGTCCGTGTCCGGGACTGATGGTTTCGGTATGTCAAATTCCACCTGCGAGGCGTCTATCTGCACCTTGCTCCCAGCCGTGTCTCCCAATATCACCTCGATATCCTGCGGGGTGAATCGTTTGGCGTCGTTCAGCCAGGCCGCCGCGCCCGAAGTGAAATTCAGGTCGAGCGAACAGGAGACATCGCGGAAGTCCGGATGACGATAACCGCTTGCAGAGCTCGAGCCGAACTCGTCATTCCGCAACTTGACCTTCTGGTCCACATCGAACGAGCAGCCGGTGATAAGGATCGTGGTATTTCCGAACTTGACCGTTCCCACAATTACCGGGATCACTATCCCCGCAGTGGTCGCCGTCAGGGGGGAAGGTATCACCGCCGCAGCCGCGACCTGATGGGTCACAGCCGTATGGAGTGTGATCTTGTTTGTTGCGTAATCAATGGCATCGATGAGGAATCCGGTGGTATTTGTCTCCGTCCCCACCTTCACCTTCATGCCCACAGCGAACCGGCGCGCATCGGCCACATAGATATAGACCGAGCTGGTCACTTCAGCCGCGAGCGCATCGCTCCCGCTGAGGTAATGATCCTTCGCCTGGCCGGAGAATGTCACTTTCGGCTCATCGCCGCCGCCGAACTTCAATCCCCACTTGGATGGAATGGCGCCGCAGATCGCCTCCTGGTGCGGCCCGACATTGCGGAAGATGGAGAGACCCACCACCGCAGGCTCGGCCAGAAGCGCATAAAGAACCGTGTTATTCGGCGTGGTCACGCTCCCGAATAGCGCCTCCCAGAGATCGGTATCGTCCGGCTTTGTGCCCGCGACTCCCGAAGGCCGAAGATACTTCTCGATGCTCCAGTCCGCCGTTTTCCGCCCCGTAACCCGGGTGATCAGGCTACGGCTCGCACCCTTCTCACGGATGTCCTTGCGTTCCTGTTTCATTCCCATGTCGCATTTGAGGACGCTGATCGCGTCCGTTCCCGCAGGGTATACCAGCACGCCGTAGTAGGTTTCCTTCTTCACGAAGACCTGCTCCGTGCGCCCGTATGCGTATTCTTGGCTCATTATAACCTCCTGAGTGCTTGAGTGCCTAAGTGCCTAAGTTTTTCTTTTTCCGCCGCCCTTTTTTCGGGGATCCCACAGGTCCCGTATACTCTGTACTGACGGCGCTCTGGACAGGCTTGAATTCCTCTCCGGTCAAAGCCCGCGCTATTTCATCATCAACTTCCCGCTCTTCTCCCGGCTCGAAATACCCTACTCCATCGACCCGGACTCTGGCTTCACCCGTATACTGTATTCTCATTCTTCCCTCCCGTCGCAGTGATACCTGATGCTCAACTCGATTTCGAACATCGCCAGATCGCCGAACAGATTGGAAGCGTCCAATTGCCGCGTCTTGAATGTCATCGAGGCCAGCCCGCCCCGCGTCACATCGGCCATGACCGCGATGCTCACGTCTTTCATGAACCTGTTTATCGCCGTTCCCTGGTCGCCCCTGGGACGGTCCAGCACCCCGACGATCCCAATCTTCAAATCCCGCTTGTCATGATAATTAAATTGATTTTCAATGGTTTCAGGTTCGCCGGTGGCCACGATCAGAAGCCCCGGCTTATCCTCGCCCTCGAACTCCATCGGCACGAACGGCACACGCTTCACGCTCTTGACTTCCGTCCAAAACGGCTCTTCCCCGTCAATCGCTCCCAGGGTAGTCTCAAGGTTCTGAAGAATCAGTTCTCGCTTGCTTTCCGTCCGCTCAGCCATTGAAGTACCCGGTTGAATAACTGTTCAGCGTCAACTCTATTTTTCTGCCGAATATTTCCTCGATCTGCGGAAGCACATCCTGAAATGATTTTAAAAGCCATTCCCGCCTGGGTATAGGAACTCTGGCTAGTTTTGTGAATACTTCTTTGCCACCGATAAAGAAGTGTAAATATTTGGCCTTATTCGGCCTGATTGTTATAACTCCTCCCGGTAATCCGCCCGACCCGAACTCGTGTATCGCGGCATAAGCCATCCGGCTGCCGACCCTTCCCACTACTTGTTTGCCATTCGTAACGACATCCATTTTCACTGAACCCTGTAAAAAATGTGACCTCGGCGTCAGCGTCACCCCAGCCAGGTGCACCGTCTGTGCCTGCTTCTGAATCAGCTTGCAGGCATCCACAACTCCGGCATATACGCTTCCCGGCATGGCGTCCGCAATCCGCTTCATGCCCTCTTTGGCTTCATCCAGTCCGTCAAACTTTATATCAATATCCGGCATTTACCTTCTCCCGTACCGTCTCACCAATCCCTCGATGATTCGCTCCTGATCCTGCGGGGATCTCTCGTAGGTCACATTCCCGCCCTGTGCGCTCTCGCCGCGCTTCGCCAGCGCCTTACGGCCGTGACCGGAGAGGTAGTATTCCAGGGCGACAAGCTGTCTTACCGCGCGCCTGAGATCTCCGGGTATCGGGTCATAACCGCCCGTGTAGGTCACCAGAACGGCGCCGGGGCCGCCGCCGAAATTCTCACCCGATTTCAAACGGACCGTCGCGCCCTCTTTATCGAGAGTGTAATCATCTTCGCCCAGCGCGCCGCCGTCGACCGTGATGCTGTCTATATCGGTTACAGGCAGGTTGCGCGGAAGAATGTATACCTTTTCGCCATCGTGCACTTCGTCTTCATAATCCTGCGAGACGAATTTACGGTTGCAGCGGCTTGCAATGGTATCGCTCCAGTCGTTGATCTGTTCCTGGAAAAAATCGTCATCGTCCGTCCCGGTAAGGTTCAGCCAGCGCTTGATCTCGTCAAGCGTTATAAGCGCGTTCGCCTGCGGATCCACACCGCCGATCTGCGTTCCCGTTCCCGCCCAGTCGCTCATGGCACCACCTCGGTATCCGGGTTCGTGAACGTGTATCCGGCTTTCCTTCGCCAGAGGTAATAGGTCGTCCCGCTCGCCAGGAGGAATGTCACCGTCCCCGCATCTCCTGTGATTCCCTTGGCGATCACCGGCGAGGTCACATCATTCGCCGCCCGGACCTCCACACTCACTCCGGCCAAATTGTGGCCTTCGCCGTCCACAACGGTATAAACCTTCGAGGTGTTTCCTGTTCCCAAAGTGACCCGCGTGGAAACCGCAACATCGAGTTTTTCATCTAAAGTGTCCTGGATTCCTTCGACCGTTTCTTCCAACGCTAGGGGCGCGACCGCCGAATCCATCTCCGCCTTTGTGGGTGGGTCAAAAGCTTCTATTGCCGCACCTAAACTCAATTTCTGCAATGCCCCGAAGTCAAGGTTGGCCTCTTCTACAACCGCAACATCAAGTTTGTCCGAGCCGAAAAGGGAATCCCATACCTGCGCCGGAACTACCAGGAATACCCGCCAGACAGAGAGGTATGTCGCTGGTTCCGAATGCATGACCATGAGTGTTCCAAGAGTATCCGTATCGATAGCATCGAGCGTCACCTTGAAAAAACCGTGGGCATCATAGGTCGAGGGTGTCACATTCTGATGCCGTATTGTTGCCGCGCCGCCGTTTTTGCTCAGGAGGATTCCGGTCGTGGCATGGTCGATAGAGGTGATGATCCCCGCGCCTGTCTGTAAGGTCACGCCATCCCCTTTCGATAGAAATGGCCCGAAAGTTATAAGTCGCGGTGTCCCCTGCCTTAGCCATTGGCTCATGCTGATAGTCTCCGATAATGCTGCATAAAGATCGGGATACTGGGCGGCGCCATCCAGGCGGGATAAGCGATTTCTTCGAACATGCAGTATGGGAAGGCGTAGAGATAGGCCACTTCATTGGCGGAGAGGGCACGGTTATATATGGAGGCAGAGGATATGATGAAAAAGGCGTATTGTGCGCCTAT